TCACCTATTATAAAGATTATCCAACCAAAATGTAAGCATAAGTCTTGTCTGCCGTAGAGTTGGCATAGTGGCTTATGGTTGCCTGTCCCTGCTGTTGGGCAGAGACGTAAATGTTTGAGTACGACGCCGGAGCAATGTAGTTCACGGTAACGATTACAGACGGAGTTGCAGGTCTTGTTGGGCTTGTCTGCGCCGCCAGATGCTCGATTCCGCAGTCCGTGTCGGTTGACGACCAAGCAAGCTGAACGTAGTCGTCTGCCTGTAATTCTAGGAAAAAGTTAAGCGCCGCAATCAGGTGTCCGTCTGTGCCGCCGTGGCTCTCTGGAACTGAGAACTTGCTGTTACTTCCCGCGATGTTGGAAGCAGCCCCGCTTCCGCTACCTTTTTTGAACCATATGTCTACGTCTTGAATCTGGTTGTCCGCGTTGGCAAACTGGATGCTAAATTGAATGTTATAAATCCCGTAATTACGCACACGGAACTTGTTGGTGTTATCTAAAACTACCCCGTTGCTGTAATCAGTCGTGTTGCAACTGATGATGTACTCGTTCGAGGTCGTCGTTACGTTCTGGTCTGTCGTGTCCTGAAACGCGCCGTAGGGGGCAGAATCTGCCTCTGCCGCGTCCGAGAACGGAATCAGGACAATTTTTGTATCTACGGAAATGCGCTCGTCTACCAAGGTAGTCGTGGTCGCGTTGCCCGTGTTTAGCGTAATCGTCCCCGTGTTATTGGACTTGCCGTTCATCAGGTTGTTGACCACCTCGGAGATGTCCCGTGGTGTCCCACCCTGGTAAGGCAGAACCCTAAACATTGTCATCTGGTTCCAGCCTCTTGCATCTCTATATCAACGCCGATAGCCGTTGTCCAATTGTTTCCAGAGGGCTGGAGCTGAACTCGGTGGTAACGTCCGTAAGAACGTACGCCTATGCGGTTTTCTGTGCTTGCAGCCGTAACCGTTGGGAAAACAACCGCCTCATCCAATGTCTTGCGCGATGCAACAGAAGCGCTACCAGAGCCGTTGTCAACAATGGGTTTAATCATCGTAATCATCGACTGACGGCCATTGGTTTCAATATCGGCGGTCTCTATCGTTGCGGTCTTTGGAATCCCCGTAAACGTAATTAATCTTGAACCCTTGACCCCTAAGAGCAGGAGTTTGCCACCTAGCCATGTCCGACTATCTAGCGGAATCGTAAGGGCATCCAAACTTGCGCTAAAGTTGTCCAAATCTTCTAGGGTCAGAGACGGTGTGCTGACAGGCGCTACACGACCAGCCGTTGAGTCAGCGTATGACCACCGACCTGTTGGGATATGAAAGACCATCGCTCGGTAATCCATATCAATCGACGGATAACCCCAGATAATCAGGTTGTTGATTGGGTCAACGGCCACACTCATGGTACTCAGTACGTCTTCCCGCAGGGTGTTAAAGAAGTACCGATTGACCTTCTCTGCCCCGATGTTCTTTACATTTGTACCGTCACAGGCGTAAAACCCGTCATCAGACAAGAAGTAAGTAATCCCTTGCCATTGGATGACCGAGTTCGGCTCGTAGCACCCACGGTTTCTAGCGATGTTGTCGAACTGGAATATCAGCGGGGTTCCAACGTAGGACATCCGCACGATACTGCGCTCAAGCAAAACTAGCCCAAACTCGCCACCCGTCACCCCTTGGACAGAACCGCCGTCAGGAATGTCTTGGAAGTCGGCCTGGGTTGTGGCAGAAGTCGTCCACGTTTTCTCGTTGTTTATGCCCGACCATTGCACACGGCTTCTATTGCTGGTCTGAAAGCCAGACACCACAAAGTCCCGCACCACGGTCACAAACTTTGCCTTGGGAGCATCTGCCGCCAAGTCTGCAAAGGTTGTCCCGCTAAAGATGTCAATGTACTGCATCGTGTTGGCTTCATTAGCCGCAATCAACGATGTCCCAAACTGCGTGAATTTCCACCCCGTCGTCCCAGAATAGGTCGTGGCCGAGATGTCGTCGAACGCAAAGGTAGAGGTGTTTAACTTAAATAGGCGTGTCGTACCAGACGCATAAATAGTGACGTTTCCTGCGGAGTTTTTTGCCGCCACAGCGTTGGTCAGGTCTTGTGGTGCTGGGTCTGAGTAGTCCACCTCTTGCGGGAAAGCCCCATAGCCGACAGCCTTTGGAAAGCAATTCTTGGCCGTGGTCAACGCCCCAATCACCCCTGGTTGGTCAGGAAGCCACTCGCCAAACGTTATCCGATTTGTACCCATGTATTGCTTCCAGAAGATTGTTGTGTCCACGTGTTGCTTTGCACAGAAATGTTTGACCATGTATTTGGTTGGTCAGCTACGAGAACCCACTCGTCACCCATCTTGTATGCGTTGCACACGACTTCGGCATCACTAGAGATAACCGCCGCCACTTCCACAATATAGCCAGCCAGAGCCGTAATTGAGCCTTGGGCGAGGATAAGCCCCTCTCCGCTAAACGTCGGGGAAAGAGACCCAGACATCAAGCCCTGCGCCGTAATCGCACCATCAACAACACGGATACGCAGCGCATCACCGGCAACCGTTGCCGCAGAAGTGATGACTCCCTCTATGTGTTGTATTCTTGCAACAGAAGCCGTTACCGTTCCTGCTGATGTAATCGCGACTTGAGTGGAGGTGCTATTAGAAGCCCCTGCCGTGACTGTTGCGGCAGAGTTTACTTCACCGTTTCCGTAGTGAACGCAGGTTGTGTTTAGCGTCCAGATAGCGTCGTCAAGCGAGAACGCTAGTGTGTCTAGGTTTCCCCCGAATAAATCTAGTTGTTCGAGGGTAAACGGGCCGCAAACATCCATTTTAGTCGAGCGTTACAGTCAAATTGCCGCTAGAAATCTTGAGAATGTCGCCGTTATCAATGCTTTTTGAGGTTGTAAGCGGGGTGTGCATGAGCAGGTTTCCGCTTGTCAGAGCGTCTAATAGCCCTAAGTGCGTAATCGTGCCCCAAGCACCAGTTGCCTGTGGGAAGGTTACGTCAGCAGAGGAAGTAACGATTCCACCAGAAGCTGTGGTAACGGATAGGGTCTGCCTTGCATAGGCGCTGCCAGTACACTCGGTTCCCGAACCTGCGTCCGTTGGGTCGCTAGTAAAGAGTCCCACGTACACCGTAGTCGGTGAGGTGTAAGACGTATTGCGTAGAACGTGGTCAAGAACCTTGTTCTCTAAGTAGTTGCTAAATTCTGCCATTTTATTACCTCGTCGTAACAGTCATAACTAGGGGAACACCAGAAAACTCAGACTCCTCATCCGAGGTGTTGATACGGGTTATTGCTTGGTTATACAGGCTAGACCACGTTTGGGTACGCGGGTCGTTCATAAGGTACGGCTCTGCCTCTAGCAGGGTTGCGTACAACAATGCGTCTGGGTAGTTAGCCAAGAACTCGTTGGTAGCCGTTGTGGACGACAACTCCGTGGGCTTGGAGTAATACAGCATCTGCAAGACGTAGGTAGAGTCAGGCTTTGGCGCAAACTCCATCTCGTTACCACGCATCGTGTAAAACACAGGCAACCCAGACTCGTCTGCGCGGGAGTTGCTAGAGAAGATAGCTGGGGAGATATAACTTAGAACTGTTCTTGGCGTTCCCTGAATAAACACATCGCGGATAGACAAGAAGTCGGTAGGTAGCCCAATCGTCGGGTCTGCAATCACCATCGTTGTGGTGACCGTTTTCAGCATCCGGCGGGTGCGCACATCTCGTGAGAGGCGCAACTCCGCTAGATTGATGAAGTCGGGAATCTGGCTGGTAAGGTCACTCCGTCCGAGGTAGTTGGCTACCGTCGTCTGGAGGTCGCTGTATGTCGCTAGGGCCATTGTAATCGTTCCATGAGTAGGTATACGACCCAACGTGCCCTATTGAGTTGGACAGGTTGTGGTCTAAATAAGTATCAAATCCTGCGTCCTTTGCCTTCACGCAGAAATACACATCTTCCCCCAACAGCTTGCCGCCAGGGATTTGTTCAAACCAGAACCACGGGCGTGGTGTATTCTCAAACACTTCCCGCTTTACCATCATCACCCCACACCCAATCGCCGTAACAGGCTCTAGGTGCGTCTTGTCTTTAGAGACAATCGGAATCCAATGGTTGACCTCTTTCTCGAAGTCAATGTGTAGGTTCTTAGCCGTGGGTCTTACCGGCGCAGTCCGCGTTGTAGCGTTCACCCCAACAATGGGTTTGTCGTGTTTTAGCAACACATCAATCGTGTTCTTCGGGAACCTCATGTCTGCGTCTATCCACAGAATGTAGTCCGCGCCCTCTTTCAGGGCTTCTGCCGCCAGCTTCTCGCGCTGGTCAAATATCAGGGTTCCGGCAACGGTGTAGATGGCTTGGTGTCCTTCCCTGTTTCGGGAGTCATAGGCACACATTACCGCTAAGTCAAACGCCGTTCCTATCTCCATCTCTCCGCGAGAAGGAATACAAATAGCGACTTTCTTACCTTCTACCTTGTTCTTTGCTTTAATCTTGTCGTGAACCTTGCCCACTAAACTCTCCCCGGTCTCGTCCGTAAAAAACGGTTCTCCGGGTCGTTCAGAAAAGCCTTCATTCGTTTCTGGTCTACCACAGCGAACCCCCTCATAATTCCCTTCACATTCAGGTCTGCAATGACCGAATTGGGAATCTCCGCAACTCGCGCACCATCACCCCAGCGTGCGCGTTCATCTGTTTGGTTATAAGAAGCCTTGTTGGCCTCTAGGATTGGTGCGACGTTTTGTTCGTCCCTGATGACAAGCCCGCCATCTTCGTCCGCAAACCAAGTACGTTTTCCCTCTAGCGTTACTTCTTCGCCCAGTTTTTGCATATTTAATCCCGTAAAACCGACGGTGGGAATTACCCACCGCCGATTCTATCACAAGTTACGCTGCTTTGATGTCAAAGATACCGCCGTGTGCTTTCTCGTTACGAACTTCGAGGGTCAGTTCGGCAAGAATCTGAGTCTTGTCAGAGTCGCCGGTCTTTGCCAGGTCGTTCGTTTGGAAAGGACGGAGGTAAGCCAGAGCTGCATACTCGGGGTCAAGCATCAGGGCATCGGTTGAACGCATGAAGCGGTCAGGAACGATACTGATGAGGCCGAAGTCCGAGAGGTAAGCACCTGCGGCAGCCACGATAGTCGTTGGCTCTGCACCGGTCACATAACGCTGCTCTGCAACACCAGTAAAGCCAGACACAGTTGCCTTCAAGCCTGGGGGGACAACCAAAATCTTGGGTGTGCCGCCTTCGGTGAAGATTTCCTGTGCTACTTCTTTGAGCATGGACTCAAGGAAAGTACGGGTCGTGGTGTCTGAACGGATGTCAGAGCCGTCGCCAGTTGGGTTTGTACCAGCCGAACCCTTGGATACGTTTGTGGTGATGTAAGAAAGGAGCGAACCTAACTTACGAGCGCCAGAAGTAGCCGTACCGTTGGTCTTGGCTTGGTTAGCCGTGATGATTGTCTCGATGTCGCGCTTGATTTCGGAAGCGGCTTTAGCCAACTGGTAAGCCTTCTCAGACTTACGGCCAGCCTTGTCTACTGCCTCAAGCGTGCCCGAAACCTGAACGGTCTTACCAACGATTTGCGTGAAGTTGCCAACACGGGTCGTGGGAGCCAACGAGGAAGCGGCTGCGTCATCACCTTCGATGAGGGCGTTAGCAGTCGTAGCGGCTGCCAATGCGTCGGTCTGCCACTCGTGGTTGGTCTGGGTTGCGCGTGCCTTGCCGATGGACGACATGATTGGCGTGTCGGTGGGGCTGATTGAGTAAATAACATTTGCTAAGTCTTCGCGGACACCGATGCTGGTGTACCGCAGGTAGGTATTTGAGGGTACTGACATGATTTAATCTCCTTAGAGGAATCGTTCAAATAAAGCCGCCGCGTCTCGCGGGCGACCAGACTGTTTAAGTTGTTTGGTCAATTTCTTGACCGCTTCGGAATCCTTGTCAATCTTCTGACTGCCGGTTCCGGGGCGAAGTGATTTCGGGGCTTCGGCAACCTTTTTCTGGGCTACTGACTTGCCTTTCATCAACTTCTCGTATTGCATGCCCTGATAAAGGGATAGGACTGCGCGGTGGTCGTACACCTGCGACAACTCTTGGTCTGTCCAGCCAATAGACTTAGCGTAGTTCCGAATGTCTCTGCGGATAATCTCGCCTTTGACATCATCACCCAAGTCTGGGATAGCGGCTTTAAGCCGTTCCGTTTCTTGGTTAATGTGCGACCTCAAGCGTTCATGTTGTTCAGAAGCCTGTTTCGCTTGTACGGATTCGCGTTCTGCGCGGACTGCCTGGAGTTGCCTATCGCGTTCCATTTTCTCTGCCATTTTGACGGCGTACCCAATGGGGTCTTGGTCTTTTAGGGCAGAAATATCTTCCTCGGGCTGCTCAAGCATCTGCTCGATGACTTGCAACCGTTGGGCGTAGGTATCACGGAGTTTGGCGGCTTCTTCTATCTTTTGGCGTTCGGCCTCGACTGCCTTACGCTGTTCAGCTAGAGTCTGCGTCTTTTTTGTGTAATCTGATGTGCGGGAATATCCCTTGATGAGTTCGTCTAAGTCCACCTCTAGTTCTTCGTTGTCAACTTTGACACGAAACCGTTGTGGTTCTTGGACTTCTTCTTCTTGAACTTCCTCGCCTTCCGCTTCCTCGGATTCCTCGGCTTGCGCTTCGTACTCCTCGGTTTCTTCTTGCGCTAGTTCCTCGGCTTGGCCTTCTGGCTGCTCTGGTTCCAGCATCCCAAAGATTTTGGCGGCTGCATCGTCTACTGTTGGACTCCCTTGCGGGTTGGTCTGCTCCATCTGTGACTCCTAGTAGTTAAAAAACTTTCCAGCGTTTCTTGTCAATCTCCTTTTGCATGGCTATTGACTTGAGTGACGCTACAAACTCGTCCAGCCCTTTGAGTTTTAGGCGCTCGCGTTCACGAACATCCACATCCTCATCCCGACTGTCTAATATGTTGGAAATATACATCAGGCGTTGCTTTTCTACAACACCCATGAAAAACTCGTCTTGCAAGAAGGCTATTGCCCGTTCTGTTTCGTTCAACCAGGTATCTCCACGTTTCCTGTAATCTGTGCCCCGACCTTGGCGGCTTTAAGCTGCGCCTCGGCTTGGAACTCTGCCGTCTTGAGTTGTAGTTGGGCGGCGGCTTTCTCCCGCTCCAACTGAATCTGTGCGGCTGCCTTGCCCTTGGCAATCTCAATGTCGTTTAAGGCTCTGGCGCGGTCAATCTCAATCTGGGCTTGGGCTTGTTGCATGATGGCATCCATCGCCGGATTCGAAGCCGGTTGCTTGGGCTGCATTATCTGCTGCTCCATCTCAGGCGTAATCTCGCGGAAGAACTCGTTGGTGTCCTTGAACCCTGCGGACTCAATGAAGCGACCCAAGGTGTTGCGGTATTGGCTTGGGGATACGAGGGGGTTAGCCATACCCATCTGAGCAAGGATTTGTTCTTGCTTTTGGAGAACGGCGGCGGTCATGGCCATCTGCTGTTCACGGTTGCCGGTTCCTAGCCCTACGTTGATAGAGATGTCGTACTCGTTACTCCACTCACGAGGGTCAATTGCCACAAACTTGCCACGCATCCGCACGATTCTTTCCTTGTCTTGGTACTTGCATACCAAGTGCAGGATTGCCTTAAACAGGTCTTTAACACCCGTCTCGGCAAATATCCTAGCGATTAACTCAACCTTTGCTGCTCCTGCATTCTGAACCATAGCCACGGCTGTAGCGGTAGTGTTTTGCAGGATGTTGGGGTCTAAGCCCTGAGAAGCCTGTGTAACTCCTGTGCGCTTTTGCTGAATCTCGTCCATGTACGCAAGCATGGGGAAGGCTTGACCCGCCACCATAGGAACTTGCAGGGGCGTAATGGCCGCGTTGTTCTTGACCCGGACAATGCCGCCAGGCGTGACGGTCAACATATCGTCTAGGTTTACCTGTCCGTCCACTACTGCCATCCGAGCATTGTTAGACAGATACAGGTTGTCTAGCATCTGACGGGTAATCGTGGTCTTAATCTTCTGAATGTCTGACACCCTGTCTGCCAAGCTGTGCCCGAAGAACTTGTGTGGCATCGGGATTGGGCAGACGGAGCAAAACGGGATGAAGTCGGCTTCCTCGTTCTCTAGGATTGTGCTTCCTGCGTAGAACACTCGGCGCAACTCAGCGATTCCGTCGCCGTCGTAGTCTGTCCGGATATAGCACTCGAACGTCTCAATCTCGTCCATTGATGTGTCAAGGCTGGGGTCATCTGGCTGCTCGCCGTTGGGGAACCGCGCTACCCTTTCTGGGGTGAACGTCAGGTCGTCGTAGGCTGGCAACTCGTCAATCTCTTTAGCCTTGAACCCCATCGCCAGTAACTCTGAGCGGGTGGTTAGTTTGCGGTGCGCCACAAATGGGGCATCGGCAATCCGGCGGGCTTTCTTGGAGATTAGGAACTCCTCGGGCGGTACGTTCTCAATCTTAGCCGAACCCTTTTTGTTGATTTTCTTGACTTTGACGTTGTAGGCAAAGATGGGCTGCATGGTCTGTACTGGCGCGCCTGTGATGGGGTCAGCCATCATTGATGGCATCTCGCCTACCTGCACCTGCTCTTGGCTTACAACCTCCATCGTGCCGTCAGACAGAAGCATTGTAAGTTCTTCGTCAGAGAGGTTCTCGTACTTCTCTTTGGTTACGTCCGTGTCATCGTTCCACCAGACCTTGATTACCCCGTTCTTTTGTAGGAGCGCGTCCTTGAACCAAGTGTGGAACACCTCAAAGCCTGGATTATCGTTCATCAGCACCCAGTTGCAATACTCGGTGGCTTGCTTGGCGGCTTCCTCGTCGCCCGGGGCCTTTGGCTCGAACCGCACCACGTTGTCCGACTGCGTAAAGATACGGATAAGCTGTGGGAGTGCGCCGTCTATCGCTTCTGCGACTTCGCCCGTAACGATGGTAGACCGACCCTCAACTTCGTTGCCGTAGGGTTCGCGGTTGTACGACATCAAAGCGTCACGGCGCTCCTCTACCGTCTCGGTGTTGATGTAGCCAATGGCGTTGTCAATCTCGTTATCAAGGATGGCTTGTAGGTCAAATTCTTGCATTTAGACAATCCATTTCGTGTTCACGTTAAGCGGTTTAGCCCAAGTCGAGGTCGTATTTAAGCCCACAGCGAGATACCTAAAGGCATCCGAAGCGTGGGACGACCAATCATGCAGGGGCTTGTCGTAGAAAACATTACGCTTCTCATCGTACTCTCGGCGGTAGTTGCGTAGTGCATCTGTGCCTTGTTTAACTCGTGGATGGAAGTAGCAATTAGGTAGAAACCTTCTAACGGCTTGTATCCCATCGTCGACTGACACTCTGGGGCAGACGGTAATGTTGAGTCCGAGGTTTTGCAGGGCTTCTTTTCGGCTCTTTCCTGTCCCCAACTCGCGTACCTCGACATCATGGGGAAGAATATGCTCGGCATTTGTGTATTCATTGTTTCGAATCCAGTTCACATACCAATCTAAGCCGACTCCGTGGTTCTCCACGAAATCAAGTAGCCTACGCTCTTGCCCCGCAATTTGGCAGACCCAGATAGCCGTCGAATCACCAACGCCCAAGTCCCATGCGGTATAAGTCTTGCATAAATCATCCCGCGCAAATTCCTTGAATCTCTCCGCTGGCAAGCTGTTAAGCGTAGCAGCGTAATACGCGCCCTCAACCGGACTGTCAAAGGAACACTCGAACTCTTGGGCATACTTATCATCACCCATTTCTTTCTTAGCAGCGAGCAGTTCATCTTTTGCAAGTATGTTCGTCTGCGAAGCCCTGAACTCCAGTAACTTCCACTCTGGCTCTTTCTCTGCTCGGTCTCTAAAATCCTTAAAGTGGTTTGCACCCTTTGGCGTTCCTAGAAATAGCGCCCAACCCATACGGTCTGCGAGAGCAGGACGAATAATCTCGTTCCATATCTTCGGGTTCTGGTCGCCAATCTCGTCCAGAATAACGCCGTCGAAGTATTGGCCTCGCAAAGAATCGGGGTTGTCTGAGCCATATAACTGTATTCTCCTGCCGT